AATGCCATGATTTTGTAATATGCAATGCTTCTATATCGCAACAATAACATTTTGCCATTGTATTTTTCTCATTGTTATACTTATTCCATACTTCATTTCTTAAATTTTTTGGTATTTTTTTTTTTTATTTTTTCTCGGTGCTTTTTTTAAAATCTCTCCTGTATATTCTTTTACTATCTCTTTTATCCATTCATAACCATATTCTTCATTTGTATAATTATACATACCCAAATAAATTTTATTTTTATGACACTCTTCTAAATATTCCGGTGTTTTTTTTAATTTTCTAATATTTTTGTCATAAATATCTACCTGCCAATTTGACATTCTCTCGTTTTTTTCCAATATCATATTTTTTAAATCTTCGATATCGCATATTTCTTTATTTAATTGTTTGTAATTTTTATTTATTTTTGATAATAAATATCCTATCGCTTCTTGAAAGTTATTCTTATTTAATCGAGGTCTAATATTTCTTTTCTTCGTTGTCCATATATCAGGATATTCCATAAAAAAATATTGCGCTACCTTTTCAGGAATATTTTTATCTATATCATCTGGGAATTCAGGTAACTCTGTATTTTTATTAACCATTGAATAATTATATTTTAATTCTTCAATATTTTCTACCCTTGTCAACTCTATAACGACACTCAAGTCATCATATCCATGGTTATTGAATAACTTTTTCATTGCTGCGAATCTATGTTGTCCATCCACCAAATAATATTTTTCCCCACATTCGTGAATATTTATTGAACCTAAAAAATTAAAATGTCCGTGTTTTTTTTTATATAAATCTTGTAATTCTATTATCTCTTTAACCTTATTATCATCTCTTATTCTCTGTTCATTTGGTATATCTATTTTAGAATGAGGATGTAACATATATTTAAAAGGAATATTTGCAATTATTCTATTATCTTTATTTAAAAATGTAGTAAAAAATTTATTCATTTATAATAATTTAATTAAACTCTTTAATAACTTTAATTAAATATTTTAAAGAGTTTAATTAAATTATTAAAACGATTTTTTCTTCATCCAACTAGTATAAATTAAAAAAAATATCATTGGTATGAGAATTAATGGATAATAATCAAAAAAAACATTGTTTATAATTTCATTTTTATTTAACTTATCAATCGTATAAATATATTGCATCGTAAGTATAATTAAAATTGATGCACCAAAAAACATAATTTTTGATGAATGCTTCGCCGCCGCTAAAACTATTAATGCTTTTATACTAACGCAAAATAACAAAAAAGTTCTCAACATTGCCAACTTTGTTCTTAAAGTAGCATAATTCATAGTCTTTTCTTTAAAATCAATATCTTTTGTTTTATTATTCGAAAAATTCATTTATATATTAACTCTTTTATTTTTTTTTTCCTTTCTTGCCATATTGTCTTACTCTTCTAGCTCTTTGATATTTTTCAAACTCACCCTTTAACTCTTTCAACTCTCTTTTCCACATTTCTTTTAATGTTGTTTTCTTTAAAATATTATACTCTGTCATTTTAGTATCCTTGTCTTTTAATAATTTTGCAACATTTTCTTCTTCTACTTGTTCGATACGCATACCCCTCAAATATTTATATTCTTCATCATTATCCATCACATCATAATTTCCCTCTTTCAGTAACGCAATGACTTGTTCTTTCTTTTTCTTTCTTAAATCAATCTTATCATCACACTGTTCTAAAATAAATCGAGCTTTATTTGTTAATAGTTTTAATTGATATTCCAATAAATTTAACATAAATTTCTTCCTTTTATTATATCCCAAATATCTAATATTATAATAATCATCGATGATTTCATAAACCGTCGTATATTTTTTTAATCTATTGGCTTGTGTAAATAAATTCATATTTGTTAACGATTTTGTTACTGTCAGGTTTAATGTCTTTTCTACCATATTAATATGTTCGTCATGTTTTTTTGATAACAAATTCGGTAAAATACCCGGATAAAATTTTAATGTAAAATCTACTTGAACATCTGTACACATGTCTGTCTTTTTCTTGATAATTGGTGTTTTCTTTTTACCATTTTTTGTTTTATCTGTCATTAAATATTCCAAAAATTCGTTATAGTCTGTAGTCCATGTACCTATCGGAAGTTCTGTGACTTGAATAGTATCCGCACTAATAACTTTATATTTACCTTTAATCAAATATTTTTTTTGTTTGCCATAATCTTTAATAACTTTACCATTAAAATTTTCAAAATAAGGATGTAATTCTATATTATTCTTTTTACCATCGATTTTATTTTCCACATATTTAATGATTTCTGATAAGTTATAAGATGTTCCTTCATAACTAAATCCTGTTCCAATTCCTTTCCCACCATTTACTAATGCAAATGGTACAATTGGTAAATAAAATTCTGGTTCTACTTTTAATCCATCGTCATCATTGTAATTTAAAATCGCCTTGTCTTCCTCCCTAAAAATATATTTGGTAATTGGATTTAACGCTGTAAAAATATATCTTTCGCTTGCATGGTCTTTCCCACCCATCAACCTTGTACCAAACTGACCATTCGGCATTAGAACATTGAGATTGTTGGAACCTACATATTCTTGCGCCATACCAATTATACCCTTGATTAAACTCATTTCACCATGATGATATCCTGAATGTTCGCTCACATATCCTGATAATTGTGCAACTTTTATTTCATTTGTCAAATTTCTCTTGAAACAGGAAAATAAAATTTTCCTTGTACTAATTTTCAAACCATCCATCATATTTGGAATAGACCTATCACAATCATATTTTGAGAAATGTTTCATTTCTTTATCTACGAATTCTTCATATGTTATATTTTTCGTTTCAGCATTTAATACATCATCTTTATCATAATTCCCTAACCATTTTTTTCTATCATCCGCTCTATGTTTATTAAATACTTTATCAATAGAATCGCTGCAATTTTCACTAAATTTAAAAGTTACCATTTTTTTCTTTTTAAAATATTGTTTAAACTCTTTTGAAGAACTTGTACCCAAACCTTTAAAATATTTAATCTTCCACCCTTTTCCGCCATTATTTTTAGCCTTCCATAAATTATATTTACTCTCGTTGTAAAAATCTAACTCTTTTTTCCCTTTCTTTGCTTTTAAAATAGGTGTATTCATAAACCCTAGAAATTCATCAATTTCAATTAACTCTTTCCATTGAGAATGAAACATATTAATACACAAACCTTTAATATGCGAACCATCTAAATCCTGGTCTGTCATAAATAATACTTTCCCATATCTCAAATGTTTTTGAATTAATTCTTTAGTATATACTTTACCAGTAACCAATCCTACAATTTTTTTAATATTTGTGATTTCCGCATTTGCATTAATTCTTAATTGTGAAATATCTTTCGTATTCAATAACTTTCCTTTCAATGGGAAAACACCAAACCAATTTCTGTCTTCTTTACTTAAACCTGAAACAATTCCTGCTTTAGCTGAATCTCCTTCACACAAAATTAGTGTACATTTATTACTTTCTGACGTCCCTGCTTTATTCGCATCCATCAACTTTGGAATACCCCGAATACTTGATGTTTTTTTACCATCGTTTTTCTTCGCTGCTTTACTTGCTTTCACTTCATTCAATGCAATTGCTGATTCCATAACACCCATTTTTGCTAATTTTTCAATAAACTTATCGCTTACTTCACATCTAGAACCAAATTTCGCAACAGGCGTGTTTACACATTCTTTAGTTTGACTATCGAACGCAGGATTTTCAATAATACAATTTAAAAACAACATCAATTGCTCTTTTACTGTAATTGGTTTCACTCTAATCTTCTTCTTCTTTTCAATATATGTTACCATTTTTTTTACAATCTGGTTCATAACATAATCCACATGTTTCCCTCCCTTTTTAGTATTAATCCCATTAACATAAGACACTTGTGTAAATTCATCCAATGGACTAATGCATACAGCATATTCCCATCTATCATTAACTTTTTCATATAATCTTTTCGTTTCTTCTTTCGTTCCGATATACATATCAATATAAGATTCAAACGTTTTTACAGGAACAACCTTATTATTAAATTTAACTTTGATTGATTTATCAGTAACCGCTGAAATATCCCACGTTCGTTTTTTAAACATTTGAAACATATCATCTGACAATCCTTCTAATCCAAATCTTTCATAATCAGGCAACCAAGATACTTTCGTATATGGCTTTTCAGTTGAACTTGTTACTTTTGGTTTACAAATTTTACCCAAATTATCTTCAAATCGTTGTTTGTATTTTTTTTTTCGAATATGGTCAACGGTTTCAATCTCTCCCCATTTAGCGTAAATTAGTACTAACTTAAATCCAAACCCATTTTTTCCGCCAACAATCTTCTTTGCTTTTTTATCGTAATTTGTTCCCGTTCTCAAATGACCAAAAATCATTTCTGGAATCCATAATTTATGTTCTGGGTGTTTTTCAACATCAATACCATTCCCATCATTCAACATTGTAATTACTCCTGTTTCTTTATCAACCGTAATTTCAATGTTTTTTACAGGAATAATCTTTTTATCTTTCTTCTTTCCATTTAATCTAACATAATGGTCTCTGGCATTAACAATTCCTTCATCAAAACATTTATATAACCCAGGAACCCAATTATACGTTGTGTTAATCATTTTACCCTCGTTTAGCAACCAACCCTTTTCTTCATCAGGTTCAATGCTACCAATGTATGTATCAGGCGCATCTTTAATATGCTCAATATCCGTCTTCTTTTGATATTTCTGGTTTAAATCTTCGGTTTTTGTCATCGATATTAATTTAATATATATTTTTTTATATTATTTTTTAATAACTATTAAATAAATCAATTTATATTTTTATTTAATAATTCCAAAATCATTAAATAAAATCACGCCTGCAACATAGATTTCATCAATAATATTTCTCTTTTTTGACCCAACGCTATTTCTTTAGCTAACCTGAATAATGGTGGGTTATATTTAAAGTTGTTTTCATTTTTTAATAATCTTTCAGTAGTTGTTAAAGCTGTAGAATGATGTGGTATCATTCTTCTCAACCATTGTTTATCATCCACTAGTAACTGTTGACGCAATAGCATAGATACACCAATAGATAATATAATACCAATTGTAAAGATTAACATGTTAAAATGTCCCATAGATAGATAATGAACAATCTCGTGCGCCCACATCATATTCGAAGCCATTAATAAACCACCGTAAAATAGAGTTTGTGATATATATAGGTCTGAAAAACGGTAGGCTAAAATATTCATAGGATTGAATAACATACCTACTATTACCATTACAATAAACATAATAATTTGTCTTTTATATAAATTTGATTTCATTTATACAGTATGTAAATAATAAAATAATAAAAATAATAAAATAATAAAATAAGTTTTTTTTATATTTTATTTAATGTTTTTTTTTGAAATTGAAAATTTCAAAAAAAAACATTAAATAAAAT